ACGCGTCCGCGTCCGATTTAGCTAAGTTGAAGGGTGTTCTCACCCACGAGCAACAACACGGTGTCCAGTACGCTGAGGGGTGGCCTACCGGGGGAAATTCAGCCTCCGTACTCTCCGACCCCCAGACCAGAGATCATGCTATGAGGTTGGCCAAAGAACTGGAAAGCGCGGGGCACGCTCCTGATGTTGCTTACAAAAGGGCTGCCTATGAGACCTATCGCCGGTTGGCCGGTGAAGCGCAGGCTGAGGCGGCCAGGGCGCGTATGAATATGACCGACGCTCAGCTCACTCAAAACTACCCTGGGGACTCGTACCCTGTTCCCCTCAAAGACTTGTTGATCAGGAGATAGTCATGGGACGATACGTGCTTGAAGAAGACGCTCCGCAGGAGTCCCGGTACCAGCTGGAAGAGTCTGGGCTGGTCGAGAAGGCCGGCAATTGGATCAGAGACACCTTCGGCGCCGGGGGCAACCTGAGGGGCTCTGCCATCGGCGGGGTCATGCAAGGCATGGCCAATCCGGTTGTCGGCGCAGTTCAACTCGGGGCGCACGCCATGGGGCTGGGCGACAAGATCGACCCCGCCATCGCCGCCAAAGAGGCCGAGTATCAATCGGCGCGAGCAGGGGCTGGGCGGTCGGGGTTCGACGCGGCTCAATTGGCCGGGGAAGTAGCCAGTCCCAGCAACCTGATTCTTGGGATGACTGGCAGAGTAATCGGCGCTCCGACGATGATGGGGAAAATGGCCAGCGGAGCGGCAACCGGTGCGATCAGCGGGGCTACAGTCCCTGTTACCTCCGGCGAAGACCAGCAAAGCTTCTGGAAGAAGAAGGGGGAACAGGTAGCCATGGGGGCAGCAGTTGGCGGCGTACTCCCCCCGGCGGTGTCTGCTGTCGGAAGGGTGATCAGCCCTAACGCTTCCATGAACGATTCCGTCAGAAAGCTCATCGATGCTGGCGTAAGGCTGACCCCCGGTCAAGCCCTGGGCGGGATGGCTGCTCGAGTGGAAGACAAGGCCAGAAGCTTTTTTGGCCTAGGCGATGCCATTACTGCTGCCCAGAAGCGCGGGGAATCCGATCTGAATGTTTCTGTTCTTAACGAGGCCCTCGGCATGGTCGGCCCCCTGGCCGGCCTGCCCAGCAAAGCCATCGGTCCCGGTCACGACGGAATTGTTCAGCTGAGAACCACAGCCCAGAAGGCGTACGATGATTTGGTTCCCCATCTGCACGCCGACCTCAACGACACGCAGTTTTATTCCAACATCAATCTGCTGAGGAATCACATCGCCCAGATGCCCCAGCAGGAGCAGAACGCAATCAACCATATTATCGACCGGGAAATCGGCCACAGGATGGACCCGGCAGGGAGGCTGATCGGGACCGACTTGCAAGACGCTATGTCCGCCGTCAGGGATCACGCCACCAGCTTCGCCAAATCGTCGTCCAAGTATGAGAGGGACGCGGGAGAAGCCCTGAGGGCATTTCATTCCGAATTGCGGGATTTGCTGGAGCGCACCAACCCTCAGTACGCTAATGAGTTCTCCAAGATCAACACCGCTTATCGAATCTTGAAGACCGTCGATCGGGCGGCGTCGTCGGTGGCTTCTCCGGAGGGAATCTTTACCCCCAGTCAGTTTCATTCCGCCGTCAAGGCCGGGGACATATCGAAGGACAAAAGGGCATTCAGCGAAGGGGGCGCATTTCTTCAGGGGCTGTCGGGGCCCGCCAAGTCAATCATGTCGTCCCATTACAACGACAGCGGCACTGCCGGACGTCTGGCCATGTCTGCCGGGGCACTGGCAAGCGGCATGGCGTCGCCCGCTATCCCTCTTTCCCTGATTGGGGCCTCGGCGCTATACACCCCCTGGATTCAAAAACAGTTGGTGAAATCGGTTACCAGCCGCCCCGATTTCGCCCGCCCCCTGGCCGATCTGCTCAATGTGGGCGGCACTTACGCGGCCCCAGGAGTGGCCGGGTTCTCCGCTGGGGGACGGTAATGGCTGTTATAGTCTCTCCGCCACCGCCCAAGACTGACGGCAAGTTTGACGACTGGATGTATCTGTTCTGGAAGAGGGTGGTGTCGGCAGTCTCATCCGTCACCGGCATTCCGGCTGGGGGTTCAGCTGGGACCGTCCTCAGGAAGATCGACGGGACAGACTACAACGTTGAGTGGGGCTACCCTGTGCTTGGGTACCTCTCCACGGAGGGGGCTGGGGGCATAGTCTATCAGTCAGTAGACAAGTCAACCAGCGTCACTTTGGATACGAAGTGCGGTACCATAGTCATGCAAAATTCGACTTTGTTGGACTCCACTACCGTATCCTTTACCCTGTATAATACCTACATAGAGTCCACTGACGTGGTGGCCTTAACCATACAAAATGGAAACGGTGCCGGTATGGGGTCGTACCTGACCCAAGTGGAGTATACCAACACTGGTCAATGCTCTATTGCTCTGCGCAACATATCAGGTGGCTCTATTAGCGACTATGTGTACTTAAACTTCGCCATCATCAAGGCATACAACTCGTAAGGAACAACAATGCCGTGGGACGGAACTGAACGACGTGGGGCTGAGACCAATCAATACATGGCTTTACAGGAGCAGCTCAACCGTCAGGACGACATCCTGCTCGACCTGCGGGACACTATCAAGGAGCATCTCACCGAGTCCAAGGATATTGGACCGGCCCTCCGGGAGCTGGTGACCCTATGGAAGGCCAGCAAGCTCCTGGGGGCGATATTCGCTGCCTCTGCCGCAGCGCTTGCCAGCATGTGGTCCCTATTTGTCTGGACCAAAGACCATCTGAAGTAGCGCCTCCAGCGGCAACAGCCAGAGCCTGACGGTCCTGGCTGTCATCATCTTCAGACGGGTCTTGATTGGGATTGGGTAGAGTCGGTGGGTCATGATTCAACCCCCCAATCCGTTAAACGCGTCAAACCCAGGGTCGTCGGGCAGGGGAAGTGGCTTTTGCCGCAGTTCATCCCTCCACTTCCAGGCAGCGTATGCCCCGGCTGGGGTTGATCCACAGTATGCCCCGGCCCTGGAGTTGCGGTAGTAACTGCACATCCACACGCTGCCGTTTCTCCATATCTTGGGTTTCCAGGCGCTCATTCTGGCTCCCATCCTTTGTCGTCCGACAACGGCACCCCAACCATTCGCCCGAAGCACTTTGAGCTGCACACAGCGTGGTTGCCGTCTGTGACCGCATCCTTCTCGGGCACCTTCTTGCCGCACTCTTCGCAGGTGATGGTGCCGTCGAATGGGATGTACTCTCCAATCCCCTTGGAGGGAAACTGGGCAGCAGAAGGATCAAACACCGAACCGTCGGGGCGCACCGTCCACCAATGGGGCTCTGTAACATTCCAGATGGGGCAGTAGTAGTGGCCTCGAACCAGGGCCAGGCTGGGGTCTTTGGAGCAAGCGGCTTCGCTGAGCTCTTTGCACTTGCCCCGAAACTTCAGGTAGTCGTTCATTTTCCCTCCAGTGGGTCGTCGCCTTCTTCCTCATCCTCATCGAAAATTTCGTCATCGACACAGACGTCCCAGAAGTCTTCTTCAGTCTCGGTCCTGGGGTCGTGTTCGTGGCCGATACAACGGCCCCAGGTGGACTCGTCCCCCGGTCCTGGTGTGAGATGGCTACTCACTGTACTCCCTCGCACACTTCTATGAGCTTCTGTTTTTGGGCAGCCTCTGCGGCGTCCCGTGCGGCGGCCCCTGCGGCGGCCCCTGCGGCGACCCCTGCGGCATCTGCGACGGCCCATGCGGCGGCCCCTGCGGCGGCCCATGCGGCGGCCCCTGCGGCGGCCCCTGCGGCATCTGGGGCGGCCCATGCGGCGGCCCCTGCGGCGTCCCGTGCGGCGGTCAACTCCCCTTCGTATGCCGTTCCGTTCGCAAACCTCTCGGCTACGTCAAGAGCGTCCAGGCTTCTCTTGTCCTTCATCAAATGCTGCACTTGACGGGCACACCAGACAGTGTACAGCCTGATCTCTCGGTCGTGACCTTCCACGGCCCGCAAGGCCCACAAGGCGTCGTCCAATCCATTGGACTCAAGTATAGTCAGAATTGGCAGCGGCTCGTCGTCTGCTTGAGTCTTTCCGAGGTGAGCGAGTAGCTTTATCCAACCAGGCTTACATGGGTCATGCTTGCGAATCTCGTTGAGTGTAGTCTTCATAGCTCAGCTCCAGAGAAGGTAACAGAATAAGGCTGCCGCAACCAGAACTATGGCGTAGCAGACCCAGAAGGCCCTGGTTGCGTGAGCGTCGTACCGCATGTAGTCGGCCTCCTCGAACATTTCCTGCCACTCGTCGGGGGTGATGCCGTCCACCAGGAACCGACGATCGGGTTCGTCCAGATGGCCGAATGCCTCCGATATGGTGATCCTGCCCTTCCGAAATTTCTCCATGGTGTCTTCGGTCACACGGACCTCAATGGTGTGCTCCTCCCCCGAAAACGGGGATGTTTTCGTCACTTTCACAGGCCCGTCCCTTTCTTGGTGTGCTTGTACGCCAGGGTGGCGTAATTGACGATGTCTAGCCAACTGTCCAGGTGGTTAGGGTTCCCGCAGACCAGCCTGGAAACCTTCGAGAGAATCTGGTCCAGGGCCTCCCGCTGAACCCTGGAGAATTCCGGGTTCCTGCTCAGGGTTTTCAGTTCCTGGGCCACGTACGCGTTGTCCCTGAAATTTCCGTACTCCGATTCCCGTTCCTTCGAAACTTTTGAAAAAGTCTTCATACTCTTCCTCCGGATAAACCATCACACGTAAAAGATTGTGGAGAACTATTCCCCCATGCCATATCGTTGTTGCCAGCTTTCTCCATGTTTCCTCGCCGGGGCTCCTGCGAAGCATACTGGCCGCCGCCCCCGGCACGATCATGTAATCGGTGCCCCACTGGACCAAAAACAGGGGCCGCCCTCCTGCGGCCACCCTGTCTTCAAACCAGTTCACCTGGGTGGCCCTTACCTCCACCAGGGGGCCGCACTTCAACTCTATCCACCCCTCGATCCCCTTGTGACAGTACGATAGATCAGGAATCCCCGGAGACGTGTTCGGGCTTTCCACCCAGCTCAGGGAAACCGGCAAATTCTTCCCTGACTCGAACAGCTTCTTCAGCTTGTCTCTGAGCTTGCCTTCTTTTTTCGGGGTCATCAAACGGCCTTTCCAGAATCCTGTCGATCACTTTTTTCGTCGCGGCCTGAAGGTCTTCGCAAGAATTCAGCACCGCTTCCTTTATCTTTCCCTCGGCGAACTGCACCGCCCTCGCGCCCCTGGCCCCGTCGTGATGCTGCCGAATGAAATTCCAGTTGTCGATCAAGTCGGCCATTTTGACGATGGCTTTGGGCATACCGCTTTCTGGCATCATTTCTCGAGGAGCCCCGTAATCGACGCTATCCGGGCAGAATCCGGAGTCCCTCATCGCTTCCTTCACCGGAGTGGAAATGTCGCCCGAATACGCCTCCAGGTAATCATGGATGATGGCGTAATAGCACACGTCCCTCTCGCTGTAGCCGACCTTGTTATAAATCTCCCTGTAGATGGCCATGGCTATGACGGCGACGTTAAAGGAGTGGGTCGCCACGTTGCTGCTCCTGGTGGTGCCAACCGTGGTCCACCTTTGGACATACTGCAGGTCCAACATCTTCTCAATCGGGGTTATCATGCTTCAGAGCTCCATTTCTCTTGACCCATTTTCTGCTTCGGTTGATCGCCATCTTGTTCTTGAACTCCTCTTGCAGGTCCACCCCCGTCAGGTGGGCTATGTCCAGGAGGAGGATCAGAACATCGGCGCACTCTTCCCCTATATTCCTGCCCCCGGCGAATATCGCGTCCATCAGCTCAGACACTTCCTCCACCATCTTTATGGTGGTGTGCATCGGGTGCCTGTCGGGGAATATCTCAGACACCCACTCCACAACTTCATCGGTCATCGGGGGCAGGGAATTGTCCATCGGTTTATTCCACGATGTCCGACGGGTACGGCCCGTACCCAATGATGAACTTGACCGGTTCGCCGAACAACCCGGCGTATGCCGTGGCGATGGTCTCCATAGCAGCTCTGGTGTCCTCGTAGTTGTACTGAGCGAAATTGACAAACACCTTGTGGGGGTGGGCCATCAGCAGGGCCTCCTCGATCTGGTGCCTGGAGAATGTGGCAATTCTCCTCTCCCTCCCGGTGACGGTGGTTTTCTCGGGCATCACCCCCAGTGCCTGGAAGGTGATTTCCTTCTGATCCTTGTACCAGCCACCGCTGCTCCCCTCGGCGGTGTTCCCGACCCGAATCGGGTGCACCCGGCAGGAACCGTACACGTCTCGGACCCAGGACATCGGCAGTGAAGCATCGGCCACCACCCTGGACGGGGTGCAATCCCTGCTGGTGCAGTGAGGGTAGAACCCGCTGGAAATTCCGAGGCTATATCCTTGGCTTCCCTCCACCAGGGCATTGCCGGAAGACAGGAAAGCGGACAGCCACTGCCATTGATTCACGATCTCGGCCTCCGGCACGTGCTCGCGTATCTCGAACTCCCTGTCGGCGGCAATGACTCCCGGATTCCGCATGATCTTGTCACACAGGGCGGCGCCGGACCCTTGCATGGTGCTGGCGATCCTCCCCAGGGTCTTTTGCTCAAGCTCCTTGTGGGACTCCGACAGGATGCCGGCGGCCTCATGGATGATCAACCGGGGGTGGCTGGGGATTCGCGGCTTCAGGTACTCCCACTCCTCTGCCAGACGCTTGATCGAAAACACGGAACCGGGGCCGACAGCGATAGCCCGGAGGTTCCTGCTGAAAACCCCGCTGGGCAGAACCTTGTGAATGAACATGTCGCCAACGGGGTTGTACGCCGTATGACCGGCGTTGGGCATGTTTGCCGATACTGCCACCTCGTAACTGTTCTTCGTGGAAAGGTATCCGGCCAAAGCGCCCTTTCCCGTACTGCCAAACTGCAAATCCACCAAAACATCGATCTTGGTCATTTCATTCTCCTGTCGTGGGGACATCCCCCACCATCATTATACCACATCTACCTACCGCCCACAAGTATCAACCTGCTCCTTGTGCCTTCATTATCGCGATTTCTAGCTGTCCGATCGCCGGCATCTTGGCTTCCTTCCCGTCCACCTCGATTCCGTACCGCTTTATCCTGTCAGAGAACACCGCCAAGTTAAGGGTGTCGTAGGACGATATCCGGTTTTCCTTGGCCCACTCCCGGTATTCAGCGTACAATTCGTACACCCTCACCCTGCTTGGCCACTGGCTGTCGTCTCCCACCGACGCATTGACATCGACGGTATCGAGCGACCCGCGCAACACCGCCTCGTTTAGCCAGTGCATGACGCTTTCGTGATTATTGGACAGCCTCCTCTGTTCCACCAAGGCATCGGTCCTGGGGGCCACCCTCAGGTCAGTCGTGATTTTCCTGTTTTGCAGCAGGTACAGCAGAGCCCCCATGCCTCCGGTTTCCATTTCGGAGAATATCCGGTTGAAATACTCCCTGTTGCCGGCCTTGCTTCCATTCACGCTGAGGACCAGCCACCTCCTGGACTGCGGGCCAGCCGGGACGATCCAATCTTCATTCGAAGCGATTATCACCCTGGCCAGATTGTCCACTTCCACCGCGTCGATGCCCTTGGACTCCTTGTGTATCCTGGTCTCGGTGATCCTGCCCTTGAGGATGTTTCCAGATTTCCTGTCCCCCGGCCACAGGACCTCATCCGCGTAGATTATGATGGAGTCGGCAAGATAGCTGTTGAACTTCCCGGTCAGCCTCTCGGAGTCTATTAGGTGCGAATAGTGGGACCCAAACAGCCTGCCGAACGTATTGGCCCACGCCCCCTTCCCGCACCCCTCGATCCCCCGGAGAACCACGCAGCAGCCCTTTATCTCCCTGGAATTCTGAACGCAGTCGGCCATCCAGTCCAACAGCCACTCGTAAATTGTCATATCCCCGTTACAGATGATGTCCCTCATATGAAACAGGTACATGGCGCAATCGGCATCCGGGTTTGGCTCGACCGCCCACCCGTCCCATATATTCAGCACATTCTGGGGCTGGTCGTTCTGAGGGTATATTCCAACCCCGTTATACGCCCTTCTCAGTGGCGACGCCATCCAGATGTCCGACATGGGCTTCTCCACAACCCCCCGGCCAGTAGTGATAAACACCTTCTCCGGCGCGGCCATGTCCCGGAAAGACTGCATGGACAGGAAATCTACCTTTTTATTGCCGTGGTTGTTCTCGAAGGTGGCCATCACCATGGTCTTTCCCATCCTGACCAGGGCATACCTCTTGTTCATTTCGAGGACCCTCTCCTCGATGGCCGAATCGTTCTCGCCGAATACCACGTCCCCTTCGATCGGCCTCCATCCGGCGTCCTTGGCCAGGAATAGCAGGGTGCCGATCCCCACTGGCCCCTCTTCGTCGAACGACTTCCACCGAGACGAGCATTCGCCTTCTTTCCTTCTTTCTCCGCTGCTGGACCATTCATCCCATATCTGCAGCCCATCGTCCCCCATGCAAGACTTCAGGCTCATGCCGACCTTTACCCAGTCTTCGTACGACAGAGTGTCCGGGTCTATTGCCGCCATCATTCTTTCCACCTGCCCGAAGGACATGTTGTTGGTGGAATCTTTCTTGGCAGCGGTCTCTTTCCAGGGCTGGCCCAGCCTTTTGACCAGCCACTCTGGCATCACCGGTATTTCCCCGCCGTGTATCCACTCATAGCGTTTCCCGTCGACGATGGATGGAAACACCACTATGTGCCCGGTGCATCTGTCGGAAAAGCCCCCTCTG